TTGTTTTGATTTCTAGAAACGATGAAGATATTCGAGGCCAGGGGGTTATTTGGATCAGCAGCCGAGGCGGCTCTAAACACCCTTCCAAAATTAGACGGCATGGTATAAATCCTTGCCAAAAGATCTTCTTTCGTAACAATTCTTGATTGAGCGGCTCGGACTGCCGGTATCCGTAGTTTAAGTTCGTCTGTAGTTGGGGCATCTTCACCCCCGCCGGCATCGAATTCGTTTATCGAGTCCACAGAAGCACGTACAAACTGTGCCGTTTCTGGTGTTGGGTTATTGGGAAAGCTCATGATTAGGGTTGACACGCCTCTTATTGTTCGTGGTCCGGCATTGTGATTTAGACCGCCGCCATGACGATAAACAATCGTCAGGGTGCTGTTTGGCGCCAGGACACCCAGGGTTGTGGTTCTCAATAGATTATTTGGGTTCAGAGTAAATCTAGAAAAATTTCTTTTACCATATAGTGGTATCGCAAATTCGCTTGGGTCTGGGATGATGTCATCATCTAACGACTGGGCACTGCCGCCGCCAAAGGTAAGCGTTGTAAGCCTGGTATTTAAACTAGTTTCCGAAATGAATCTATAGGGCGCGGGAACAACAAAAAGGTTGTCTTTTACTAGAGCGGTATCGTTAAAGTTGCTCCTGTTCAAAATAGCCTGGAACACGGTGTCCTGGGTCAGGCTTCCAACCTGGTAGTATTCGTTTCCAAGATTATCGTTGACAGAAATTATTTCTGTAACATTCTCTCTGGAAAGCGTATATTTTTTAAACGGCTCAAACTGACCAACGGAGAAGGTCTCCTGGGATCGAAATCCCGAGATGCAGGTGCCCTTGGCTTTTTCTGGGGTATTTGACAGAATAAATGTCGTTGGCTCGTTGTTGATATTGGTTTTGCCAATTCTTATGGTAGATTCCAACTCACCCGACGTGTCTTTTTCTCTGAAGTCTATATCTCCCGTAAGTTCAAACTGGGCGCCATTGCCGGCCTGGATGACTGACCCGGCCAGGATGACGGGCAAGGCCGCAGGACTGGGTATAAATTGTCCAGACACCGTATCTTTTATGGCCGGTATTTCTACGAAAAAAGTTTGTTCGACCACGGCAGGAGACGACCCAACGATGTCTACCCCGGCTCTTTTTAAATGATTCTCGATGTTCTTCGATTCGACGGCGGTTTCTGGGTCTAATTCATGAAATTGGTGATCGAGGTAGAAAGAGTCAACGTCACCCACGTAGGCGGCAAATTCTAGAAGCAGGCCACCAAGGGAAGCCTCGGAAAAATCTCTGATGTTGTCGGGGAAATGTGTCCGGGCGTATTCCAGAAGGTCTGCCCTAAACCCATCGAAATCCTTGTTGAGGTACTTTCTTTGTTTTATAATTTTTAGAATTTCGCGCTTTGAATTAATGGTCATGACTTTTTCTTATTTCCTAATATTACAAAACGCTAAACTCCAGCTCTATGCGATCATTTGGAATATTTAGCGAGGGTACTGAATAAACCACCAGAATTCTAATTTTTCCAACGATATCACTGATTTCTTTGTTTGGAGTGGAATCAAATTCAAGGGGGACGACAAATGGCATAAACTTTCCAATTGCCGTATTAATCCGAAGCATGGCCTCGGTGTCGAAGTCATCCTTGTTTGAATATTCTGCCATAAGCGACAGTAGGTTGGCCCCAAAACTATATTGTTCGACTCTTTCACCATGATTGGTAAGCAATAAGTTCTTAAGATTATCCTTTATTTGATTCTTTAGCTCAAAATGCATAAGAAATAGCTCCTTGCCGGTCGGGTCTACTTCAAGGGGGGTCTTGATCCCAATCGCCAGGCGAGAACGATTCCTAAAGAGGGGGCTGTCTCTGCGCTCCTCTTCTTTTGTGCCCACGTCTTTAAAGCTAATAGCCATAATGTCGTAGTTTAATTAGAAAGGATTAGAGATTTGTGCATATTCAACTTTAACCTTTAACAGAATCAATTTTTCCCGTCACTCCCCGAAAATCTTCTCTGATTTAGCCGCCTCGACGGCCGTTTTAACGTTCTTTGCGTGCTCCGACATCGGAGGATTTAAGTTTCCGGGCACGGCGCCGAGCGCCGGTGCTGCACTGATGAGAGCTGGAATTGGAGCGAGCAAGTTTCCTCTCGCGTCGAGAAAGGCCGTGGACGTGGTATTTGCGACAAAATTCAATTGGTCTTTTAATTCATTAATCTGGGCCTGTAATTCCACTACCGTTTTCTTAAATTCGGTCCACCTGATATAAGGTTCTATTTCCTCCGTGCTCTTTCCCAGGTATATCTTCTTGCTCTCTATTTGGATCTGGCCGTTTTCGTCAATATAGAAATATCCAAGGCTTTCGTCTGGTGCGCCCTCTCGTACTAAAAGAACGGTGCCCTTGATCCCGCTCTCTGTATCTTCCCTGGCGATGAATCTTATATGATCCGTCTTGCCGACGACGTGGGCCCGATTAAACGTGCCCTTAAGATTCTGTAGGTCTGGGAGCGCAAGAGAGCCGACTGTGTTTAGCTTGATGTTAAACTTAATATCGGCCTCGGTTTGCATGGAAACATACAACCTGGAGGCGTCGTTTTGAAAGTCCGGGTTGCCCTCCTTGGGGTTGTCCTTTCTCTTGAAGCTCTTGCGATGGGGTGCCTTGTCTGTTTCAAGCTCACCCCGGCTGTTTCTTATTACTCTCGGGTTTGTGTCTACCGGGCCGTCGTCACCACTTTCTTTTAATGGGGTCTTTCTGGCCCGACCGGCGACTATATCGACCGTACCGGCCTGCCCCCTGGCATCTTCTTCGTTAATAACGGCCCCGGATCTATCTTCTCCCAGAGAAATCAGGGTGTTGTTTCTTCCCTGGAATACAAGCTCCTGGGGTCTCTTGCGCCAGCGTGGCACGGGTTCTGTTGTTGTTAACCGATAGGCCTTCGACTCTTTTTTGATTTGCTCGTAGGGATTGTTCTTTTCTTTAGAATTGGGATCAAGGGCCAGCGTTAGGGTATCCTGGGTGTTCGCACCATTTGGGAAGCCCGGCCCTGCAATTTTTTTCCCATCACCGGCATCGACCCTACTACGCTCTCCTGTTGTATAGTTTGCGGGATTCGACGTGGCATCATGCCGCCGGTCAAGATGAGTATAATTTGCGTCTTCAACGGTTTTTGATGCGCCAACTCTTGTAAACCAATAGCCAAGAGAAGCCCCGGTTTCATGGAAATCTTCATAGATAACGTAAACTATTTCGCCGGGGACTATTGGCAGCATGATGTGACTGGAAAAGAACGGAAATAGAATTGTGTTCTGTTGTGGCCCTGTACCTGCCCCGGAACTTATAACCCTGGCAACAACCGAGTTGATCGGCATAATATCTACTAGCTCTGAATTATTAACCGTACCTGCTATCCCGTTTAATTCCTCTTCTGCCATTAGGTCCGGGTCTGTGATGACCTCTATGACCACGGCTTTCTGTAAAGTTGGCGGGACTCCCGTGGTCCTGCCCCTCTCAAGATCATTGCCTATCCGATTAGAGGCATTTCCCCCGAGGAGGCTTCTTGAAACATTATCGCCTGCTCTTCTAGCCATGTTTTATAAATATCAACAGAGACAATTATCGGTCAGAGTCTTCTTCTTCCTCGGAATCGTCATCTGCTGACGGTGCCGTGGAGACCTTTGGGCCCGATGCCATGATTGTTTCTCGTTGTTGCCGCTCAAGCCGGTCATACATGGTACCGTGGTCCATGAGACCATCCTCGGTCTCTGTTCCGGCATCTTCTAGAATTTCTGCCAGTCTGATAAGCTGCTCGTTTGACTTATTCAGTCTTTCTAGATACTTGGCAAGAGTTGCTCCATGAATGGCATGTTCGGTCGGTAGGGTGTGAACCCTTTTGTATAGGTCCGTGAACATGATATAGGCATTTCTTCTGTCGAGTACGGCATTTTCGTAAATTTGTCGCCAAAGCATTTTCTTCTTGTCGTGAAGGCTTGAAAGACTGTTCAGGAGATCATGAAATTCCGTCATTCCCTTTTTAATTTCTTTATCAAGCTCTTTTGGAGACTTGTTAAAAACGTCGTCACCCATAACCAACTCTTCTTCGCCCTCGTCGTGATTTCTTGATTTCATTTTCCTAATTCCTGCACCAGTTTTTCCATGGCCTCGTCCCCTGTAATTTCGGGATTTTCATACCAGAGATTTTTCTGATAATTAATAAGCTTTCCAACAATCGGGCCCGGCTTTAGGTTTAATGCCCTCATCAGTTCGTCTCCGGTAAAGTAGACCACGGGTCCTTTTGAGAAATAAGGCTCTAATTGGGAAACTTGCTTGTCCAGTGGCTTTAGCATGTCGATGTATTCTTTATAACCCCGGGTGTAAAGATTCGTACCGGCCCTTAGTATACTGGCATTTGTGTGATTTGTAGATATTCTTTGCATCTCCTCGACCACGGTTGACAGGGCAGTTACCTGTTCGTTTGAGAACTTCAGGTCTCGGGCAATGCCTGCAACGGTATTTGGAGAAAGGTCTTTGAGCATAAGAATTAGCTTACCAAGAAAACCCACGCCCCTCTGGGCGGCTTCCATGGACTCTGGCTTCTTATTAGAAATCTGGGGTATAATAAACGGTACGAGCCCCAGGTCAAAGAGGTAGGCCATACCGGTTTCAGGATTACTCCCAGAAAGAATCTTTTCTAGTTCTTCCCTTATTCTTTCCTTGGAAATTGTTTCGAGCTGGGCAGCATTCTTCTTTATTGAATCCCTCATAAAGTCTGGCATGGTGTAATTGTACCTGCCGGCGAACCTGGCCGCCCTCAAGAGCCTCAGTGGGTCGTCCGTGAAGATTCTATCTGGCTCTGACGGGGTTCTTATCACTCCCTTGGCTATGTCTTCCCTGCCGTGGCCCGTAAGATCCACTATTTCTCCAGACACGAGATCCATTAACAAGCTATTAATGGTAAGGTCTCTCCTGAAAACATCCTGCTTTATTGTGCCAAACTTTGTGGTGGGCTTTCTGGAGCCTTCTTCATATTCTTCTTCTCTGGTGTTTACAACCTCTACGTCAATCCCGTCTAGTTTAATTCCATTATGCTCAACGCCGTCAAAGGATACCTTGGCCGTACCGAACTTGGGGAATGTTACCGGATTAGACCCCTCCTTGAATATGCCCAGTCTCTTTGCGATGTAGGTCGCAAAGCGAATCCCGCCCTCTTCCATCTCGACAACGATGTCTATGTCCTTGGGGTTTATGCCCATTACCATGTCTCGGACGGCACCTCCGGCAACATAGGTCTTGCCAGAGAACTTGGTATTCTGGGTCAGGGTCTTTAACAGGTCAAACGTGGCGTCTATTTGTTCTTTTGTGGGTTCACGACCCTCGGAACCTTCGGCAAGGAGCAGGGCCTCTTTTACTATGCCACCTATGAATTCCGTTAAAAGCTTCTTCTTGGTGGCGGCAATCATGTGAATCCCAAATCTTTTAGTTTAGCTATACTTGCCCCGGCATTGCCAGTTTTATGAAGAATACCGGTCTGGCCAAACTGTTCAAGCTTCTTTGGCTTATCATCAATTAGTATACCAGATTTATCACCAGTGCTTATCCCCTTGTTTACGGCCAGGATAACCCTGCCGCCAGACAGGCCCAGGTTGCTCTTGCACCAAATTCTCTTTCCCTCTTCGGAAGATGGATCATCTGCAAGGGGAGAAGATAAAATAAAAGGCCTGTAAGGCTCTATAAAGTTCCATAGCTCCCTACCCCCGGGTGCCCA